ATCCGGAATGTCTGCGCCGTTCTGCTCCCTGCGCAGGTAACGGTTATCACCTTCGCTTTTGCTGTAAACATCCAGATTATTACGGGCGGTTCCCTTATTCTCCAGGTCGGCGAGATTCTGATCCTTCGCCAGGGCATTAACGTCACCGGGACCAAGACTGTTTTTTGTGGCAAGCGTCCCCAGACCAAGATAACCACGGGCCAGACGCTGGGCCTCCGCACCGGCATCAGCAATTTCTTTCAGGTTATTTTTCCGGGAAAAAGCATTCGCAGCGATAATGGCTTTAATGGACAGCGTAAGCTGGTTTAACTGCGCCTTATCCGGCTGAATACTGGCTTCAGCCAGAATATTCAGCAGTTCGGCCTGGAGAATATTCAGCCAGTCCTGACCAATCCAGCTGATACCTTTTTGTCCGTCACCTTCAGTAAACCAGGTGGTGGTATTACTCTGCGCCGGTGCCAGCGCAGGCATATTCGCCACGCCGGAATTATTATCAACATGAAACATTAAATAGTCTCCTCTTCATGGCTGTTTGCATACACGTAAATAAACGTCTGCCATGCAGGCTTATAACGGTTCAGAATACATTCCAGCGCACCGCCTTCATAAATACGCAGCGGCGTGAGAATATCATCCAGCACATTCATATTCCGGTAGCCGGTTTCACTGTTAATCGTGACAATACTGACCCACTGTGAATCCGGTGATGGCTGAATATCTATTTCATAACCAAACTCTGCCGCAAACCGGATATAAAATTCACGGTTAAGAGAGGGTTTCATCCGGTATTTATTCCCGGCATAACGCTGACGCTCCTGAATGGTTGCGCCGGTCATATCACATTCCGGTAACCCCAGATAATGGCAACGGTGCCTTCAAAGGTTTTGTTCACGATGGCGTAGCCATAGGCTTTCATCTTCTCGATGACGCGGGAGCCGATCCACTCACGGAACTGCGGGAACTGCCCCAGCCAGCCGTAGGTGTTGGATTTCGACGTGGACGGTACGGTCATCGCAATTTTCTGGTACTGAGACGGAGCCATGGACATCCCGGCCTGAAAATCAGAACGGTAGCCCGTCATCAGGGCGGTGATCATCGCCGGTGTGATCGGGGTAGGCATTATTGCATTTCCTCTTTCATTTTCAGGAACTCGGCTTCGGTTTTACCCAGCAGATGGGCGGCGGCGATATCTTCAGCCGACAGCGCAGCGGTGGCGGTCTTTTTATCCGGCACGGTTACGGTGTCGGTCTGAAGAGTGGTCAGAGCCGCAACCGGCTGGCGGGCGTCAAGCTGTGCAGAAAGTGCCGCAACACCAATCTGTTGTCCGAGTCCTTCCATGTATCCGCGTTCGCTTTTGAAAATGCGTCCTTCGGACTCGGCCTTATCCAGCAACTGCTCCAGCGTGGTGCTGCCGTGTTGTGCCGACAACGCGACATATTCGGTACGCAGGGCGTTATACGTCTCAACGGGCACGTATTTCGTCAGATCAATAGTGCCGCCAGTTGGTGTGCCTTTTGCGGTTTCCAGCTCTGCCGACAGGCTGGCAACCTGCGTTTTCAGGGTGTCGTGCGCATCCGCACGGGTTTTGATCCCGGTAAGGGCAGACAGCGCCGCCGTGCCCAGTTCCGGTGTAAATTCGTCACCGTCGGCCACGGTCAGACCGAGCGCCGTCAGCAACTGGCGTAATTGCTCATTCATGGAGGTGTCCTTTAAAGGAGGGTTTAAGGCGTTATAAAGGTCATCCGCCGACAGTGCGGCGACAGGATTCATGCCAGTCAGACCGGGGTCACCGGTAATAGCCAGCATCCGAAGCTCAACAGGTTCACCGGTGATTTCGTCATAACCAATCACCGGGGAAAACCAGGGAAATTCGTTATTGCGCAGGTGTTCAATGGCCGGAGGGTTCCAGTCCGGACGCACTTCAAAACCCCGCTCTTCACTGAAGCGGAAGTTTTCCGGTGAGGCCATGACAAAACCGGCAGCCGGTGCCGGATGCCCCTTAATCAGGGTCTGGTGGTTGTAGTCAATTTTTACCGGCTGATTGAGCGCCACAACCCGGGATACCATGCGCTCAACGGCCGCATGGTTAATCAGCCAGCCTTCCGCCGGTTTTTCCGGGCGACCGTCACGGGCCTTTACCCGACCGGCTGGCATGATCTGACACCAGTCACCGTCCCCGTCTGCGGACAGGCTGATGGCATTCAGAATGGCATAAGCAAGTTTGGGCGTGTTTTTCGTCTTCATTCCGGCAGCATAAGCCGGTGTTTTTCGGGGCCGGTTTTGCGGGACTTCAGAAAGTGCTGACAGGGGAAAAATGAGAAAGGCGCTTCACGCAGATTTTAAAGCCCGTTAAATACAGGTTAGAAAATCACGACACGCGCCTGAAGAGGGTAAGGCAATGCGTTTGTATACCTTAAACCATTACGGCGTTTCTGTGGCCTTTTTAAAGCGTTTTCTGATTTCGTCCATGATCTCCTGTTCTGCCACCTGATCAAAGCCCATATACGGACGTGCGCCAATGGCCGCCGGTCCCGGTGGCATACCAGGCAGGCCACCCCACTGATGAATGGCCGCATAAGGTTCATTTGATCCAATCAGCGCCCAGGTATCGCCATAATCCGTGGTCAGGCGGCGGGCCAGATCGCCGTTCAGTGTCAGGATTTTGCCGGGCGTGTATCCCTTACGGGTACGCCACTTGCGGTAAGGATCTGACCAGTCATGCCAGCGTTCGCCGTCCGGCTCTTTTTCCTGTTCAAACGCCATTTCTGACGATGACAGAAGACTCTCCGCCACACTGCGGGCCAGGTCTTTTCCGCCGCCCACAAACTGAAGCCGGGCAAACACCCGCTGGAGACGCGTAACGTCAACAACGACAGCGGCATCAATGGATGACATATTGCCTCCGCATAAAGGATGAATATAAAATAAACAGGCGGTCAGTGTACGCTTAACTGGTAAAGTCGGTGCCTGCCTCCGGGTGGATCATGTATGCGGGTTCGCCCCCCGCCACTGACCGTTAATCAATTTGTCCTTCCAGCACCTCAAGCATTCCGCCCCGGATATCCGATTTCAGCTTATCCATATTGATAACCCGGTAAGCATTCACAATCACATCCAGTTTGTCGGGCTGACGTTTCAGACTGTACGGTGCATTAACGGCAATCTGCACACTGCCATCCTGATTTTCCACGATATACATCAGATTGTTGTGCCGTTTGTCCCACAGTACCGCTTTTGGCCTTGCCAGCATTGCCGGTAAGCGCCCGAAGTCCTCCGGCGTCAGAGCGATGCCGTCATTCTGATGTTTCACACTGTCCGCATGGAGCACATTTTTACCGCTCATCGCCAGCAGGCGGGCCGGTGGCGTTCCCGTCCGGCTTTCCACTGCCTGCGCAATGCTTTCAGTCATAAAGCCCAGCGTGCGGATATCGTTACCACCTCGCCGGGTCTGCATGATGTTTTTTGCCCAGATGCGGAACGCCAGCTGCCGCTCCGGGCTGTTGTTCATCTCCTGAACCACCATTTCCCGTAACGCCGGGCTTTTCACCTCGATCAGTTTGCGGATCAGCGCCTGGTCTGTGCCGAACGCTGCCGAGCCGGGGTTATATGACCAGCCCACATCCGGTGTCATGGTTCTGGTGCCATCTGAATATGTGGTCACCGGCATTTCTCTGACTTCTCCGGTCTGTTTATCCACGCCAGCCTCAACATTGCGGGTGGAGAGATGATCCTCACCGGATGAAACGGATAACCCCATTGCATCCAGACGGGCCTGAGACAATGGCCGCACACGGCAGCGGCAGTTCCAGCCATTGGGCGGGTAGTGTGTTTTCCAGAACGGATCGTCATAGCGGAATACCAGACCGTTAAGGGCGGAATGCGACGGGCGGGTACGGCTGTCCATGACCGCCACATACTGCCAGAACGGATGCGTGTCCGTGTTGTTCATCATCTGCGTGTAACGCCCGGCATTGTAAGCCACACGGGTGTTCACGTTGTAAATCAGCGCCAGACGACGGGGACTGCCCAGCTGCACTTCTTCCGCGTTACCGTCGCTGTCCACCACAATCTGCTTTCCCCACCATCCCAGCTTTTGCAGGCGTGGCGTCAGCGTGCGGATAAATGCTTTCTGTGAAATTCCCTCATCAATGGCCCGCTGCACTTCGGCCTGTAACGTGGTCACCACATCCAGGCGTGCCGCTTTTGCTGCCGTGAATGAGCGGGCATGAACATCCGCGGCTGTTTCGAACCAGTTCCAGCTGATATGCGCCCCTTTGACACGGAAGTATGCTACCGCCTCTTTTGAGGGAAGCGTGGCGGCATAACCTAAATCAATCCCCTGTGTCATCCAGCATCCCCTTCATTTCCGCAGCAAACATGGCATCACTGAGCAGCGTCATCAGGCGGGAATCATCCATTTCACGATAAAGGGCAGGCAGGTCTGCCAGCGCATCCGCCAGCCCCCGCGTTCTGATGGCATCAATGACCGGCTCCAGTACCGGGTCGATGGCCTCCTGTAAGCGGCGGGCAGGCACCGCGTCCCCCATATCATCCAGTTCATCACGCGGCGTGCTTTTCGCTTCCGGCAGTCTGGCTGACAGCGCCGTCTGCTCTGTTTTTTCCTGTTTTTCCGGTGGTGTTTCCCTGTCGGTCTGAGCCGGTTCATTGCCACTCTGACGGACACGGAATATGGCTTCACCGGGCGTGGGCTGCGGAATACCGGTCTGCTCCCGTATCCAGGGATCAGAAATATCCATCCCCGTACTGAGCTGCATCACCGCACTGGTGATTTTGGTGATATCACCTGGTTCTTTGGTCTGGAAGCAGATACGTGGCAGACGGCGGATATCAATAGTGTGCGTGGTGTTCAGGGCGTACAGCGGATACACCAGATCGCGGTTCAGGGTTGCAGCCAGCTGCCGTAAATCAGAATCCCTGATTTCCCGGCGCACCTCGTTATGCACCTCACCCAGCGAGCGCGCGCCTTTGTCTCCGGCTTCCGTGGTCAGCGTGCCGCCGAGTATTGCTTTGGAGATGGAACGCTCCCCCCACGAAATCATGGTTTCAAATGGATCGGCCTGACCGTTTGCTGCCGCCTGAAATTCCAGCGACATCCCGGCCGGGATGATCCCGCCTGTACGTCGCCCGATATCCATCACCGCCCGCATCAGGGCGCTTTTCTGCTCCGGTGTTGCCCCGGACGGGTATTTCCCGACCTTCATCGGCAGTCCGTACACCTCCAGAAATTCGGCCAGATCGCGCACGGAATAGTTTTTGAAAATGAACGGCCAGATAAGCGTCCTGACAAGCCCCGTTGCGCCACCGTAACCGGTCCGTGAACGTGACTGATGCACTATCCAGCCAAAAGGCTGAAACGCCACCCCGGCATGGCTGCCGTCACGCAGCCGCAGTTCGCTCAAATCATCCGGGTTAAGGCAGAAATGCCCGCTGTCACGCCAGCGGATGGCGCGGATGATGTGCATTTTACCGAGCATCCCGTGCTCAATTTCCATGCAGGAATAGCCCTTCAGGATGGCATCCGTGGCGTCAAACAGCATGGCATCAAACCAGTCTGCGGAATGCAGATATTCGTCGAGCATTTCCGCGTCCTTTTTCTCATTCGCGCTGGCGTTCGGTGGCGGCTCAATACTCCATGGCACCCCCTGAATGGCAAGACGTCGCTTGCCCAGCTCCGCAAAAAGGTGGGTGTCCTTTTCTTCAATATCAGCGGCCAGATCGGACTGGGCAATCAGATCGCCACGTTCAGCCCCGCGAAGGCACTGCGCCGCCCGGTTCGGGGTGATACCCGAAGCCGGATGTTCAATATAACGGCTGGCAATCTGCGGAATATCCAGCGCGGCACTCTGCATCTCCGGGTCAAAGGAGAAAGGTTTTCCGTCAGTATCAATGATGCGTCCCACTACCAGCCCCCCCGATCAAATTCATGATATGCCTCATCGTCATCACGATAACCGCCCTCCATTGCCCGCGACCGCTCCGGTAGCGCCTGACAGGCTGATTCATCCAGGATGAAGCCCTCCATGTATGACGCCCGGTTTGCCATACAGAGCGCCACGGCAAAATCACCATGGCGGCGGGCGTTCGCAGCCGTTGCGTTCTGGTCCTTCGTGCGCCCCTTGTCGATTTGCGGGATACCATTCACTACCTTCACATGGCGCAAATCATCAAGCGTGGTCTGATGGCGGGCGACGAGGATATTCTGATCTTCAAACTCGGCTTTCAGTTTTGGCATCCACTCGCCGTACCACTTCGGCGACAACATCACGCAGTCGATGATATCCGGGCCAAAGGCCAGCAGTGCGGCCTCTGCCAGATAGCCGCCGTTACCGGTGGCGTCGAACGCCGCACCGACCAGCGCCGGAACGCGGGTCAGGATGTACATCATCACCTGTTCCTGCTGGGCATACGGCAGGTTGCGCAGCTCCACGCGAAACACCTCGCGCTTTGCCAGGGATTCGGTGATTTCCAGCAGCACAAAGCAGGACAGGTCACCGGTGCGGGCAAAGTCTTCCCCGAAGCTGAAGCGGGAACGGGGATTTAATTTCTCTAAAAGCGGTTTTAAATGTTCTTCACACCAGGTTAAAACTTCCGATTCACGCAGCCATGCGGCACGGCTGATGAAGTTGTCCGGGGCTTCAAACGTCAGAATCGGGATGTCGCGGATCATCGCCATTTCAATAAGCGCGTGGGGGATATAGGCACCGCCGGATTTTTTCGGGATACAGCCGTATTCCTCGTCGGCATCCTCACGGGTCGGGGCGTTTTTGTAGAGATCATCACGCCATTTCTGCTCGCTTTCCGGTGACCATTCCTGATCGGTGACGTAACAGATACGACGGTACAGCCCGTCCGCAATGGCATCATCCAGGGTTATGCGGTGGACGCTGTAATCCTTGCGCCCCTCGCGGGCTTCCTGAATGTACTGATTAAACAGATTATCGACGCCGTTATGCGTGGAGATAATACGCACGCGCGCGCCCCACATAGTGAGCGCCATTGCCGCCTTGAGAAGCTCATCCAGTGACTCGTGGAACGCGGCTTCATCAATCACCACATCCCCCTGAAGGCCGCGCAGGTTTGACGGACGGGAAGACAATGCCTGAATTTTGAATCCACTGTTCGGAAAGCGGATCATGTAGGTCAAAATTTCTTCTTTTTTATCCCGATCCCAGAATGTCTGCTCATACACATCAGCATCTGCCAGCTGGTTAAAGGCACGGGAGAACAGCGCGCAGGCAGAAATATATTCCAGCGCCATCTCCTGCTTTGATCCCACATAAAACACATTGCGGCCACCACGACGCTTCGGTTTTGCAGCAGTAATGACGTTACGCCCGGCTTCCGCCCAGGTAAGACCGGTGCGGCGGGATTTCTCCGCGATGCAGACCTGACTTTCATCTGCAAACCAGCGGGCCTGATAATCCAGAAACACCGGCATATCACCGGGCAAATCAAGGCTGTCCGGCACATCCACGCCCAGCAGGGCTTTTTCACCTGACAGATCAATTTTGCGGGGAGGCGTCATTTGCATCAGTGAAGGCGACGTTTCTCTGGCTTTGTTCATCATGCTTTACCTGTCAGAATGCTTTTGATTCGGGACTCAAGCTCTTCAGTCATCACGTCCACGCCGCTCAACTCATCAGTGGCAGCCTCTGCCAGCAGCGAATGCAGTTGTTCCAGGGATATTTCCCCGGCAATGCTGAGTTCAGTCAACTCACGACATACCTTTATGGTTTCAGGAGGTAACTGTGTTGCAAGACTGAATGCTTTCTGATGGGCACTGCTCATCAGTGAGCGGTTATCTGTTGCCATGATTCACCTCCTACGCCTTACCCAGCAGCATCTGCCTGATACGGAATTCGATCTGCTCGCTCATGCCATCCACGCCGCGCAACTCATCGGTGACCGCATTCGCCATCTCTTCAGCAAATGCGGCCCGGATTTCTTTTTCACGCTTAATGCTGCGCTCGGCGGCACTTTCTGCACGCTGTGCCGACAGGAGGATGTCCTTAATAAGGCGCATATCCACATCGCTGTCGCTGTTCAGGGATTCGGTGGCGGCACGCAGACGGCGGTACATCAGGGCACGGGACATCTCCAGAATCAGTGCCGTGGTTTCACCGGTCGGCTTATCCCCCAGTTCGGCCATCATGGCTTTTGTCTGCTCGCGTAAATCACGCAGATTACGGGCAATCAGCTCATTACGGGAGGCTTCCCGGCTGATGGCCGCCGGTGAGAGCTGCTGCTCTTCCGGCAGACCTGCTTCACGGATCAGACGGTTGATTTCCTCGCGGATCTGGACCTGCGTCAGACGTTTTTCACGCAGCATTTCCAGCAGCGGCTTACGGATGCTGTCGGGGAGCAAATCCACCTTGCGTACACGGCCACGCGTCGGCTTATCCATCGTTACCCCCTTGCGCGTGGTTTCTTCACACCCGGAACAGTGGCACGACCTTCCGCCACATCCTGACCCCGGCCGGTCAGTTCAGCGATGAAATAACCGTTAACAAGCGTGCGCTTACGCACCAGTCCCTGCTCAGCAAGCCAGGCAATGTGGGTGTGAACGGTGTCGCGGGACACGCGGTGGCCGTAATCATCCAGGCAGTCCTGAAGCACGGATTCGCCCAGTTCGCCGTTGTAATCCGCCAGCGACCGCAGAATGACAAGACGCTGATCTTCAGTAATGAAATCACTCATTGTGTTTTTTCCTTACAGCCTGCTCCAGCAGCAGTTCGTTCTGATGGGAGACGGATTTCAGGGTGGCATTGGTGGCCTTAAGCTCACCGCGCAGGGTGGTGATTTCGATATTGAGTCTGTTCACCTCCTGCTGCGTGGGCAGGCCGGAAATCCGGCTCTCCACCCGCTCAACCCGGTCGGAGAGTTTTTCAAAGGCCTCGCGGGGGACAAAGGTTTTGCGCATCAGCGCCATGAAGATCCCCCCGGCTGTGGCCGTTGCCGACAGGATCGGCACGACATAATCTTTAACGATGCTGACCCACATGACCGGCCTCCATGATGTTCTGGCAGTTCACACAACGGATGGCATCCGGCACGGCAACCAGACGGGCAGCCGGAATGTCACCCCCGCAGTCCGCGCATACACGCCTGCCCGGTGTCTCCGCCACCCGGCGCTTACGTGTCAGCCGGTCACAAAGGGCGCGTTCTGTTGCACGCTCCATGACTGCCTGAGCACAATCTGAATCATCCATACCTTTTTCCTTACTTCGTCTTTCCTGCCGGAACAGCAGTCGTTCCGGCCATATCAGTAAATTCATGCTGTCGCTGTGTCTCCAGACGGCGGATGCTGGCCTTGTCCACGTTGCAGTTTTTAATCACCGCCAGCAGTTGCAGGTTGTAAGTGACCGATGCACCAAACGTGAACGGCTGCGGCGCGGGAGGGACCAGGCAGTCAGCCAGCCATTCAGCGGGGATCGGCACCGGCGGCACAGGGACGAATTTCACAGACGGCCCGCCGCACCCGGTCAGCCACATCATCAGGCACAGGCACAGCGGCAGCAGGCACCGTTGCCAGTGACCGGCGGACAATGCTCTGCTGTTCCTCGCTGTGCTGCATGTTCTGCTGTTTTTCATTCGTGGCCGCCTTGCTGATTTGTGAAATGAGTTGCAGGGTGCGTTGCTGGTTTGCCAGCACCAGACGGGCTTCGTCCCGTTCACGCACAAGCACATGATTATTGTCCTCAAGGCGCTGCGTCTTCTGGTGCATTCCCCATACCACGGCAGCCAGCACGCTCATCACCCCCAGCGCCGCCATGCTCGCCCCGGCAATCAGGGCCGGTAAGGGATTGTTCACCACAGCCACAGTGCCCCCCGCAGCGCCACAACGGCACATAACAGCGCAATCATGAGCGGTCGACAGAGCCGGTTCAGACTTTCGGCAAGTCGTAGCGACATAACCATTCATCCGCCGAACGGCGGGCCTCAAGGCCGGGGAGTTTCACCCCCTTTGAATAAATCCAGCGGATATACTGCTTACAGGACGCGGGCATCTGTCCGGCATTGATAAGGCGCAGAAGCGTGGAGTTGCGGAAGTTCGTTTCACCGGCCCAGAAGATCCACGAAGCCAGCGCCACCGTCTGACCACGGGTAAGTGGCACCTGAACACGCCGGTCAATGGCCGCAAAGGCCCATTTCATGTCCTTTTCCAGCAGTTCCAGACATTCTTCATCGGTTTTTGTCATACCCGGTTTCACATCCGGGCCGGTATGGCCGTGGCAGATGGTGGGGGTGCCGGTGGGGTCGAGATACGTGGTGTTTTCTTTCCCTTCCCAGTAGCCGGTGTAGTGCGTGGCAATAGTGAACGTCCCGGCTCCGGCCAGAACAAGGGCAATCAGCTTTTTACGCAGTGGCGCGGGGAGTTTTGGCATTGTTACGCTGTCTCATGGTGTTCTCTGAGCCAGCGTAACCGTGGAAAAAAGGGGGCAGGATTTGCGGAATATCAGAAAAGCCGGGGCTGCGTGCGCTCCTGATGCAGGCGACGCTGGTTGCGGATAACGGAGTAAATCTGCGTCTCTGACATCTGGTAATGGCGGCGCAGGGTTTCAATTTTTTCACCCTGGCTCCAGCGGGAAAAAATCTCATTATTGCGCAGTTCGGTGAAAAGGGATTCACCGACCGGGAGATAATAACCACGCCCGCCCATGTACCCGGCCTGTGCGGCCGCAACCTTACGGGCAAGCATTCCCGCCTGAGCAGATTCAATCCCCTGACGGTGCAGTTCAGCACTGATCACATCAACCAGGTCACGCAGCGTGCCGGGCCAGTTCTTTTTCAGCTCATCATCAGGAATATCATCCAGACGGTCAATCAGCGCGTGCAGCTGTTCGCTGTCACCAAACATGCTCATCTGTGTTTCAGCCATACCCGCCTCCGGTCATCATTACACAGGGCAAGTTTAAAATAAAAATCCCGCGCTGTGGCGGGATTTGGGGTTAAAAAGGGGAGGATTCTTCATACAGCCTGCAAACGCGCTCATAACTCATCACTGTACGCGCTGACACCCGGCCTTTTTGTTTCACCACTTCCGGCAGTTTCTTCATTGCGCGGCGAATGGTGTCATAAGACGGCATGATATCGAGCATATAAGGCTCATCAGCGTGCCGGTACTGCCATTCAGCGACAAAATCCTCGTAAGCCTCGGTCATTGGTCGGCCGTTTGACTGGCGATACTGCGCCAGAAATTCGGGCAGCCAGTTAATATCTTCGGCTTTTATTTCCTGGCGCTTACCAGGTGCCAGCAAAAGCAGGCGTTCAGCGGCGTTCTGCGCCTTGTTAAAGGCTGCAATCCAGCGTTTCAGCGTGATTTCACTCAACGCACGGCTGTTTCCCTTTTTGGCGTTCGCCGTCTCAACCATTGCCACAATGCGCTCGTCCAGTTGCGAACGTGCCAGGTTGTCAACGATAAACCGGATAGCCTTCGCACAGCTGAAACCAGGTTGTTGCGCGACTTTCAGAACTTCGCTGACGATCGCGATTCGTGCATCAGCCACCTGGCGCTGGTTTTCAGTCAGAGCATTAAGGCGTTCGACCATCAGTTGTGGTGATCCGCGATATGCCTCCACCGCATCAACCACGGCAGGCGAGCGTCTGGCCTTTGTCACCACTGGAGCCGGTGATTCATCGACTTTTTGAGTCATCAGTTGCAGGGCGTAGCGTTCACGTAATGCCTGCTGCGTCACTTCAGGTAAACAGTCGATGCTGTATTCAGTTGCTTTAGAGCCTGAGCGACGACGGGAACAACAGCTTTTCCCTTGTACGTAACGTTGTAATGCCTGGCGAATACCTTTTGTTGTAGCAGGCATTCCGGGCGCGCCAATCAGTTCTTTTGCAATGACATACATATCATGACGCCTTTCTCATATAGCTCTTAACCTGGTATCGACTGGGCCAGATTTCTTCAGGCGATACCCCAAGAGCATCAGCAATTATTTGCTGATACGGTCGGCAAGGAGTACGTAATACGCTTTTCAGCGAATCCCTGCTGTAACCAGCCTTTAAAGATAAAGAGCGCAGTGATAAGCCAGCCATGTGTAAGCGCGCCTTGATGATTTCAGGCGGCCAATCGTGATCTGAAACTTCTCTTCTACTCATACTTCCTCTATTCTAAAAAGTTACCCGCGCGGATATTCGTGCGGATATCTGTACGGGTAAATAATAGAACAAACAAAAGAACCAAATCAAGGTATTTTGTTCTTTTTATTCTTTGCGGTGTTTTTGTTATTAATATCAATAAGATAAATAAAAAGGAACCTGAGAGCATGAACATGAAAAACAGTTCTTTTCTCGACGAAGGAAAAGAACCAGTGATCGAACGGATTTTTCGTCTTGCAGAGCGTTACAAATCGAGAAGTGAGGCGGCTAGAGCATGGGGAATAAACGTTCAGACATTGCAGAACTACTACAAAAGGAGAAACAATCAGCCGCCACCACAACCAAGAAAGCACCATCTCCAGAACATTGCAGAAAGAGAACATGTATCTATGGAGTGGCTAGTCAATGGTTATGGTGATGAGCCAAGCATGAAAAAAGAACCAATTGAACAAACAAAAAGAACAAAAAAACAAAGAATTGATGATAGTGATTCCATCATCATGAGGGCGTGGGACTCGCTAACTTCATCTGAACAAGAGATTTTGTCCAACTTATTGATCAGAAAAGGGGCCGAACTACTAACCGTTTTGCTTGATACAGATATTCAAAAACTGCACTCATTGAGCGGAGTCAAAAGAGCACTAGCATTGAGTCTACAAGAGTTACCCGATGATACTGTAAGAGAGATTTATGAAGAATGTGAAGCTAAGGTTAATCATTTAAATGTAACCCAGAAAAAGGCTGGTGCGTAA